CGAAGGATGCTCGGTTGAGCGAGAATGAAAGAAAGGTCCTGTTGGGATCCTTTTCGAACCTTAGGTGGTTGAATCCCCACACAGGTAAGATAAGGCCAATTAAGCGGGGGAGTATGATGGGGAACTTGGTGAGTTTCCCACTCCTCTGCATCCTCAACAAGGCCTGTTTCGATATCGCCAGCGATATCGCGAGGGGGGCAGGGGCCAACCGCGTTGGTCGTTTCAACGGCGATGACTGCGTCTTTGCAGGTGATCGAAAGTTCTTTTCCCTCTGGAAAGAGGTGACTGGAACTTTTGGACTTTGTGTCAATGTGGAGAAGACCGGCTACTCCAACATCTCCGCGGATCTGAACTCTCAGAGTTTCTTCATCCGTAGAGGCCAGTTGGCCCCTAAACCCGTCCTTTCGTTCTTTCGACCTTGCCGGAAGGAACCTGGTTGTCTCTTGACAGAGGTGCTCGATGGGCTGCGGACTTTTCGTGGCGAGGTGGTAAGCCTTGTCGTGAATTGTCTAATGCGCTTCGAGATATCTGCTAGGCAGATAGACTTGTCGACTCTATCTAGAAGAGAATACCAGATACTTTCCAAGAAGTCTTGGTTTCGCCGTGCCTTGACGGATGGCGCGGCCCCCACAATAAAGAAAGGTGTACGTCGTAGCGTTGAAATGGTCATAGGGCCGCCTCCGAAGGCCTCCCTATACGGTGTTTTCGACGTGATGGCGAAGGACGTGGCCGGCGATATGGTCTCGAGATGGACGGGTGTTCCCGTTAAACCTGAAAAGGTATCCATCGACTATGCTGCCTTCCGTGAACGATCTTCTCAGACACCTTCCTATCAACCTCCTTCCTTCCGCGTCCTCCGCAGGGGACCGAAGTTGTGGTCTTTCGTATGGCCTAGGCCTGTATACGACCACTTCATGATGTACGAAGACCGGGCCTTTGTCACCAACAAAGCCCGTCGATCGCTATGGATCGACGATCATCCTTGTTTACAGGTGAGTGTAGACTTGGTTAGGACTCGTTTCGTACGCGGATCACGTAACTTCCGTACCTACTTCGGACCCCCGCCCTCTCTTTCGCCCTGCTCTCTTCCACAGGTCAACTGTGGTTACGCCTAATGTGTTGCGCAGGAGCTGTCTCAGCTGGGAGATGAGTTGTATTAGTTGGGTCCACCGGTCCGGGACCCCCAGAGATGCACATGAATACCGTATCGGTAAGTCGTGCAGGACCTCATTTGGCGTGTCATGCGTTTAGGATTCGGAGACCTCTCAGGAGGTTTGGGGGCTTCGAGCCTCCTTCCGGGAACGCAAGAATCCCGATACATCTCTCTATTGGCCCAAGAGGCTTGTGGAGAAAGCCCTGGAGTCCATCCCTTCTGTGGGATGGAGCATCTGTGCCCGCACTAAGCCTCG